GTAGATCAATCTAAGATCAATGCTTTAATTGCAGAGGCAAACTATGCATTTAGATTGAACATGTATATGTTTGAAGAACTTGAAGGTAGTGCAGTTAAAGCATTACTGAAGATGTTGTGTTCTATGGTTAGGAAACGCAGAAAAGTTGATTGAAAATATAGGTATGTTGTAATAAATACTTATGAAATTTAAGCGAGCCCACGGCTATAAATCGTGTCTCATTACACTATAGGTTATCACGACCTTAATAGAAATAATTTAGAAATTTGTGAGTATGCGGAATCAGCATACGATGCAATACAGCATTCAAAAGAGGATGTCCCAGTTTTAAGGGATCATCCTCTTTTTATTGATTATGCATTGAAGGAGGATTAATGATATGTTATTGATAGTAATTCAGAAAATTTTAATTTGGGGATTGATTTTCAACACATTGGCAAGATTATATACTTTCGCATAGAGGGAAATTAGGAGAGCACATGGTACGCTCTAAATAATAATATTGAAGTAATTTTAATGGCATCCACCACTGACGTATATCTTGGTAACCCCAACCTAAAGAAGGCTGGGCAAGAAATACAATTTACTAAAAAGCAGGTAGAAGAATGGATCAGGTGTAAGGAGGATCCTCTCTACTTCGCATGCAATTATATTAAAATTATTTCTTTGGATGAAGGTCTTGTACCTTTTGATATGTATGATTTTCAGAAGAAAATCTTAATGGATTTCCATGAAAATAGATTTAATATTGCCAAGTTACCTAGACAGACTGGTAAGTCTACAACAGTAGTTGCTTACCTTTTATATTATGCTATTTTTTATGATAGCGTTAACATTGGTATTCTTGCTAACAAAGCTTCTACTGCTAGGGAACTCTTGGGTAGGTTACAATTAGCATATGAGAATTTACCTAAGTGGATGCAGCATGGTATATTGGTATGGAACAAAGGTAATGTGGAGTTGGAAAATGGATCAAAGATATTGGCTGCTTCTACGTCTGCAAGTGCTGTCCGAGGTATGTCCTTCAATATCCTCTTTCTTGACGAGTTCGCATTCGTCCCGAATCACGTTGCTGAGCAATTCTTTGCCTCTGTTTATCCTACTATTACTTCTGGTAAATCAACGAAAGTAATTATCATCTCTACGCCCAATGGCATGAACCACTTCTATAAGATGTGGGAAGATGCTAGGAATGGTAAGAATGGATATATTACGAATGAAGTACATTGGTCTCAAGTTCCAGGCAGAGATGCTAAATGGAAAGAGGAGACGATGAAGAACACGTCCAAGAGACAGTTCGCTCAAGAGTTTGAATGCGACTTTCTTGGATCTGCTGATACTTTAATTGCTCCATCTAAGTTACAAAACGTTCCATTTTCTGATCCAATTACTAGTAATGCAGGACTTGACATCCATAAGAGAGCTGAAAAAGATCACGAATATATTATTACTGTTGATGTTGCCAGAGGAATCGGTGGCGATTATTCTGCTTTCATCGTGTTTGATATCACCACTATGCCGTATCAGATCGTTGCAAAGTACAGAAATAATGAGATTAAGCCTATACTGTTTCCCTCGGTCATCCTTTCGGTAGCAAAAGAATATAATTATCCATATATTTTAGTAGAAGTAAATGACATTGGAGATAGTATAGCAGCAACATTAAACTATGACCTTGAGTATCCTAATGTACTCATGTGTGCTATGAGAGGTAGAGCAGGGCAGGTTGTAGGTCAGGGGTTTTCTGGTATGAAAACTCAACTTGGGGTTAAGATGAGTGTGACTGTAAAGAAGATTGGTTGTTCTAATCTTAAAGCAATTGTTGAAGATGACAAATTAGTTTTTACAGATTTTGAAATTCTTCAAGAGTTAACCACATTTATTCAGAAGAAACAAGCATGGGAAGCAGATGAAGGATATCATGATGACCTTGTAATGTGTATGGTACTATTTGCATGGTTAGTTATGCAAGAGTATTTCCGAGAGATGACAGATCAAGATGTCAGACGAAGAATTTATGACGAACAGAGAAATCAAATTGAACAGGATATGGCTCCATTTGGTTTCGTAGATGATGGTATGGGTGATGATACATTTATTGATGGAGATGGAACTGTTTGGCAATATGGAGATACACAAGAAGAAGTATCATATATGTGGAATTATTGATGGACTTAGAAGATCAATTTTTATTAGAGCATTTAATTTTTAAAGAAAGAACTTGTAGAAGTTGTGGAAGAAATAAAGATTTGATTAATGATTTTTATCTTACTCGGAGAGAAAGAGGATCTTTACCGTCTGCATATTCATATGAATGTAAGACATGTACTATTGATAGAATAATTAAAAATAGAAAAAGTAAAAAATGTTTTCCTGAATGGTCATATCCAGACTGGTAGTATGTTCGTGTATTGTTTCCCCTCTGAAGATAAGAGAATGGATAAATAATTTTAGGTAAAATCGGAAATTTCTAAGGAGATAAAAGATGGCAAGTCAAGTCTCGCCTGGTGTGGTTCTAAGAGAACGTGATCTCACCAATACTACTATTGTAGGAGATTCAGCTCTAACAGGAGCTTTTGCATCAACCTTCCAAAAAGGGCCTATCGGACAAATTACAACTGTTTCAAGTCTAAAGGAAATGGTTTCAGTGTTCGGTACTCCAAAGGAAGCAAATGCAGAAGATTGGTTAGTTGCTTCTGAATTTCTTGGGTATGGTGGTACATTAGCAGTTGTTCGTGCAGAATCAGGCGTTCTGAATGCAACATCGGATGGTACGGCAGTATTAATTAAGAATGATTCAGAATGGATCGCTGGAGTTGGCGGTGCTGAAGTATTCGCAGCAAGATCTGCAGGAACATGGGGTAACGCACTTAAAGTTGTTGTTATTGACCGCGGTGCTGATCAGATTGCAACTCTTGCTTCTGCTCCTGCTACAACAGCAGCAAATACTGCATTCACTACTGTTGGTGGAAAGCAAGGAAGAATTTATTCTTGGGATTCCGCAACAAATGAATTGGGTGTCATCTTAGAAGATCCAGCCAATCCACTTAATAATGCTGATATTTTCAACGAACCAGGAGATGGTGTTGTAACAGCTGCTGTTCCTGGCATTTATACTGGAGTAGGTACACAGAATGGTACACACACAGTAGATCCTACAGGTGGTGCTGGTACTGGATTAAGAGTTGATGTTGTTATTGACGCTAACGGTTTTGTTACTGGTGTAACAATTAATCAAGGTGGTACAAATTATGCTGTTAACGATACAGTAACAATTGCTGCTGCTGGACTTGGTACAGGTGCTGTTACAGATTTGACATTAACAATCAACGCAGTAACAGATGATAACATTGCTATTACTTCAGTAAAAGATTGGTTCACTAATACAACTATTACTGGAACTTCTTTAAAACTATCATCAATTGGTCCACGTCCTGGTACTTCAGCATATGCTACCGAAAGAGGTATTTCTCATGACGAAGTACACGTTGGAGTTATTGACGTTACTGGAGATGTTTCTGGAGCTGCAGGAACAGTTTTAGAAAGACTCATATATCTCTCTAAACTTTCTGATGGTAGGAATGCAGAAGGTTCTGCTACTTACTTTAAAGATATTATTAATGTAGAATCAAATTACATCTTTAATGGTGGTGATCTAACAGGTCTTGTTGAACCCACTAATGCTGGTGGTGGTGTTGCTATTGGTTCCGAGTCATCTACTTTAAGTTCAGGTGATAATTTTCTCCTTACCGCTTCAAACGTTTCTGATCTAAGTGGTGGTACTGATGACTATACTTATACTCCTGGAGAAGTGAGTGCTGCATATGATCTATTCCTAGACACAGAAGAAACAGAAGTTGATTTTGTTTTGATGGGCGGATCAATGGCAGCAGAAGCAGACACCAAGACTAAAGCACAGAAAGTAGTTGCTATTGCAGCTGCACGTAAAGATTGTCTCGCTTTCGCTTCTCCTCACAAAGGAAACCAAGTAGGGGTTGGTGGAAATGCATTGAGTATTGCAGATCAAAGATCTAATACAATTAACTTCTTTAACTCATTCACGTCTACTTCATTCGCTGTTCTTGATAGTGGATATAAGTACATGTATGATCGTTTCAATGATAAGTATCGTTACATCCCATGCAATGGTGACGTTGCTGGATTGTGTGTAAACACTTCATCTACTGTGGCGGATTGGATCTCACCTGCTGGATTATCCCGCGGTGGAGTTCGTAATGTAATTAAACTTGCATACAATCCTAGTAAGGCAGATAGAGACGAATTGTATCAGAATAGAATTAACCCAATTGTTACATTCCCTGGTAGTGGTGCTGTTCTGTTTGGTGATAA